TGCCGGGTACGTGCTTCAGGGCGTTAACCCGGTAGGTAAGCCCCTCGTCCCCGTTGATAGGGTTCTCGGCAATGCCCAGCACGCGGAACGTTTGCAGCGCCAGCTCGGCGGTTTCCAAGGACCAGATGGACTGAGGCACAGGCAGGGCCGACCAAGGCACGGTCACCGTCACCATGGCGCCGTTGACCGATTCCACTGTTCGGGCCTCGGTACGGCCGTTGGGAAGCGTAGCCCGTAGGGTATCGCCTGGCCCAATCACCTCTGGAATTTTGTCCAGCACCAGGCTATCCACGCCAGCGCTCTTGATGCGCCCGGCATTGCGCCGCCCTGCCCGCTTAGGATCAGCGATCTGGATGATGTCTCCGGGCATGCATCCCAGCGAATCCAACCCCACCGCGAAGCTCACTGTCTCGGTCTCGAGGTTCTCCGTGTACAGGATGTGGTTGCCCACCCGCTGGGCCTGCGCACGGGAATGGCAACCGAGCGCGGTCACCTCGGTCGGGTGGATGCCGTACCGCTGCACGCCCGGGAGGTACTGGACGGGCTCGACCTTCTGCCGGCCGAAGTCGTCCGGATCGGTCCAGGACACCAAGGCAACGGTATGGCGTGCTTTGCGGCCCGTGCCCTCGTAGACGAAGCGGCCCTCGATCACATTGGCTTGGCTGAAGGTCATGACCGGATCGGCGGGCATGTCCGCGGAGGCCATGACCTGACCGGCGGCGTAGTAGCTGATGCCCCGGAACATCGAAGCCATGTCCTGCAGCACGCGGTAAGCGTCCGCGCGCGCCTGCAGGTACAGGCTGCAGGTAAAGCGCGGCTCCATGCCGCCCATCCCGTCACTGACGAGCTGGTCACAGTACTGCGCGATCTGGTACAGCCGCCACTTGTTCACCCAATCAAGCGGTATGCGGTGGCCCAGACCGAAACGGTCGTTGGTGACCATGTCGAAGAACGCCCACGCTGGGTTGTTCGTCCACGCTGGCTTGAACGTTCCGTCCCAGACGCCGTTGGTCGTACCCGGACCGGAGGTTGCGTACACGCGCGTGAGCGGGTCGTAGTTGGTCGGCACGCGCACGATCAGGCCCCAGATGCGGTAGGACCGGGACGGGATGTTCTGGAACTGGCTGGCGTCCACCTCAAGCGCAGCAAGCGCGCTGTTGGGGTAGCGCAGCTTGGCGTCGATGACCTGGGTCATCGAAAGCACGTTCACTTTGTCGGTGATCAGCCCACTTCCGGAGTTGGGCGTCAGCCGGCGAACGCGGAACTGCCACTCCGAGCCCGGCGGCAGGTCGATACGGTGGCTACGCTGATACTCGGTGGTTGTCTTGCCGCTGAAAGCGTTGGTCAGGACAGTGCTGTAGGCCGAGCCGTCGGTCGACAGATCCACCGCGTAACTGACGGTGTAGCCGTTGGTGTCGCCGTTCTGGCTGTTGATCTGCTGCAGCCCGGGGACACCGAAGCGAAGGCGCACCGCCGACAGGTCGCGCCCGGTAGCGCTGCGCACCACCGGGCTCTCGCTGCGCAGCTCAACGTTTACGGCGATCTCATTCTCAACAGCCGGGAAGCCGGGGATATGCGCCTGATCCTGTGTACCGGACCGGGTTTCCACCCGCACGCCCGGGAAGTTAATCGTGCCGTCTGCATTCTGGATTGGCACTTGGTCCAGGTAGATGGACTGGTTGCCAGCGACCAGACCGCGAATCTCGCCTTCGCTGATCAGATCCAGAATCCGCGCGCGCGCGGTCGAGTGGAGGCTGTCGGGACTCTCGACCGGCGTCCGCGGACCGCTGCTACCGCCACCGCCGGCGCCGATCAGGGCACGGCCTGTCTTCACCACGGCCAGCCCTGTGCCCGGATGCGCGTAGACCACCGGCAACGTCACAGCTGGTCCTCCGCCAGGATGCCGCCGCTGATCACGGCAGAGCCCACCATCATTCCCTTCTGATCGTGGCCGCCGTACGCCACCGGCTTGGGGTTGCCTTGCGCCTGGGTGTTCACCGTGCCGTTCATGCTGTAGCTCGCTCGGTTCTCGACGCTGTCCTGCGAACCCAGGCCCTTCGGCTGGGGCGCGAGCATCTGCACGACGCCGCCCACCACCATGCTCACGCCGAGCTGGATGAAGGGTGTGCCGCTGCCTGCGGCGGCTACGTTCAGGTAGGCGCCCACCACAATCAGCACGATGCCCAGAATGGTCTGCAGCACGCCGCCGCGCTTGGCGCCGACAAGCACTGGGGCGATTCGGATGGCATCGGCCCCGGGCGGATCCTGCAGCTGCGCCCTCGACAGGTTCTGGCGGCCTATGAAGACCGCGAACTCGATCCCCTTCTCCTTCGCGCCTTGCAGGAACCGCTGGAAGCCCGGCACCACCGCGCACAAAGCGCGGATGGCGTCGGCCGGGCTGTTCACCGCCAGACGGTATTCGCGGCCAAACTCGCGGCCAAGTGGGCCGGACAGGATCACGGTACGCAGGCGCTCAGCCATTACGCACCTCGCGGTGGCGGACGATGTAACGAGTGCAAGCCGACCACGTTCCACCGTAGGGCACGGTTTCGGACAACCGGTTCTGCATGTGGTGCAGCATCTGGCCGGCGCCCAGATACACGCCGGCATGGTTGGGGACGCCCGAGCGGACCTGCATAATGATCATGTCGCCACGGCGCGGCTCGTCGCTGACCAGTTCGAAGCCCTCCGCCCGCAGGCGCTCCAAGCTGTAAAGGTCCTGCCCGCGCTCCCACCACCTATCCTCGCGCTCGTAATGCCCAAGGGCGACGCCCAACTCCCGTAGGTAGAAGTCGGCAACCAAGGTGTAGCAGTCCAACATGCCGTGGGCGAACTGCCGGCCCACCAGCGGGGCCTGATAGCCGCACGGGTGGATGGTCTGGACGTCCCCACACGACGGGCCTTCACCGACTACCTGACCGACGCTGACGATGTGCCAGGGCAGTCCGTGCTTTTCGCACTGCACCCGGTCGGCGTCGGACGGGGTTGCCGGGGCATCAGGGTGGCTGTGTACGACCGCAACCAGCTCGCCTTGGTCTTCGGCATAGGCATAGTCCTCAGCGGGCAGCCGGAAGTGCTCGCTGGGCGTTGCCGCTGCATTGCGGCAGGCAACATAGGCCTCACCGCCGGCCGTAGCCACAATCAGTCCGCAGCACTCACGCGGGTACTCGGCCACGGCGTGCGCCTGGATCGCCTGAAGAGTGTTGTGTTCCATATCTCGCTCATAAAAAAGCCCGCGCGTGGCGGGCCGGTGGTGCTGCTGCAGCAGCGAGAGAAAGACGGGGGTGCCGGCGTCAGGTGCGGAGCAGGCCGGCCGCCGGGGTGCCACCGTGGGGCAGCTCGGCATTCTCGCCGAACCTCAGCTTGCAGCCGCGGACTAGTCCGCTGCATTGATCCTCGGAGGGATCGTCGGTGGGCTGGTCGTTGATATCGGCAACGGGCGGACCGTTGTAGGTGCAGTACGGCCCTCGATAGCCACCCCGAATCAGCCAGCCGCAAATGGGCAGCAGCTGGCCGCCCGGGAGCTGTTCGCCGTTGAGGTCGATGGCCGTTGTCAGCTCAAACTCGACTGTTTCGAAGTCTTCCGACACCTTGCGCTCAATGAACCACCGCTCTTCTGGGAAGTACTCGCTCGGGTCGGCCGTGGGATTGCCGCCTTCGAAGTTGGCCGCATCCAAATACTTCACCAGCGTCTGGCGCCGGATCAGCATCGCGCCGACCAAGTCGTCGAACATCAGGCACAAGGCGCCGATGCGGCCGTCGATGTTGCTGACCCGCAACCGAGGGTTCGGGGGCTGATCTCCGGTGCGCTCAAACCCGGTGGCTTCAATCGGCCAGGCCCCGTACTCCTGCCCCTGCCACCAGATCAGCCCGTTTTGGAGGTGCTGATGGAAGAACAGCTGGTCGGCGCCGAAGCTGGTGGCGTCCAGCTCGTAGACCGTGACCCTGCCGCCCGGCTCCAGCTGCTGGGCATCCGCGGTAATCACAGGTCAACCGCCTCGCCGGCGCCGCGCATCGGCAACTGGATTTCTTCGGGCCACGAATAGTCCTCCGACTGCGGCAGCATCAGCCGAACCTGCTCCCATGTCTCGATCCCGTCGGGTGGTGCCACCACCAGCGCCTCAAGCGCCTGGTTGACATCGTCGCGCCACTGAATCATTGCCATTGCCTCGGCGCGGTAGCGAGCAACGGTGCTGTTGGCGTAGCTGCAGCAGCTTTCGACCGTGTCGTAGCGACGCGCCTGCACATACCCCGTCATCCACTTCCAAGCAGCCTCTCGAATTGCTGCGTAGTGCTGGGGGCTGTGCAGCTCGTAGGGAGGCGGGGCTGGGGCGAGCATGTTGGTGAGCAGCCACTCTGCGGGCCAGTCCCGGTGCCCGCGTGGGATCCACGCGCCGGTCTCCACACAGAAAATGATGTCGGGGTCCCTGGTCTCTCGATACATGTCAGAACTCCGCATCTGCAGTGTAATGGAACGAGCCGCCGTAACGACCAGAACCATTAGTCCAAGTTATTTGGAAACCCGTATGGCCGGGCGAAGAAGTGCCGTTGATCGGAACTGAACTGCCGTTGTCCTGAGAAACATTGGCTGCAACACCACTTTCAGACGCATAGATGGTTATGCTAGGGGTAGTGCGTTTGCGCACCATGAATTTCACAAGCTGGGCGTTAGCCGTAGTTCGCGTGGCTACGCCCACGAACTCCCCGCACCGGCCAAATGCTGAAACCTGCCCTGGAAAAACAGCATCGTCGTAGCTCTTTTCGTAGTAGCGCTGACAGCGCAGAACTTCATCAGAAACAAACTGATGGTCAAAATCGGTTCGTGCCGCCCCCTCTTCCATCTGCACACCGGTGATGTAGTAGGTGCCGACTCCGAGATAGTCAAAGATCAACTGCACAGCATTGTTGGGGCCAGCCGCTTTACCGGCGACGCTGGGAACAATCATCTGAACATCGTATCTGGCCCATGCGGTAGTGAGCGTAACAGTCCCGCCACCGCCCAAGCCTGCGTTTGCACTTCCGCCAGATCCAAAAACCTGCTGCCCACGGATCGTTACTTGCATTCCCGCAAAATTGGATCGTGCCCAGAACGAAAGAGTGGCCGTTTTCCCCGCAAACGTTGACACGCCCTCAATCGACTGGCGCATGTTCACGCCGCCACCGACAGCGCTAACGGCAACCGTCATTGCATACGAAAACTGGTCAGCTTCACCAGCACTCAAACTAGCCCTGCCAACAACAACACTGATATTGGCCCCAGTGTTGAACGCCCAGCGATCTGCGGTGTACTGCCCGGAATTGGCAGCAAGGTTGAACGACGTATTGCGCTGCCACACGTTCATCGAGCCATTGATCAGCTTGTTCTTGCCTGGCCGTGCGAAGAGTTCCGCGAAGTTGTCGTTGGCCTTGGCAAAAGCGATGTTCGCTGGGTCGCCAATGGGCGGATCGGTGTTGATTACGTGGCGTGCCATGGTGCTTCCTTACGGCTGGAATGTCTGTTCAAACGTGCAGGAAAGGCGCAGGTAGCCTTCGAGCTCGTCTACGGCGGAAAGCTTCGTACAGCGGTACAGGCCGGGTGCCTCGTCGGGCGGCGTCCACAGGAACGACTCCCCAAGCCGACGGCGAAGTCGCAGGAAGGCTTTCGCTGCGCCGATTTGATCGATCTCCCGATGGCCCCACAGCTCGAGTTGCCAGATCTGCTTCTCGTTGTTGAGGCCATCGGGCGCCTCCTGCGAATAACCGTCGCCGAAGGCAGCCGACCGCGTCGCGGCTTCGTAGTCGACGCTCGGCGGCTGGCTGTAAACGCGCCAGGTAAAGGTCTCTTTCACTGTCGATACCCCGCCCGGTACAGGACGCCACCTGGTCGCAGGTTCTTGATGGCCCACTCGTTGATCACGCCGTTGAAGCTATCTTGAATCTGTTTCGGCGATGCCTTGGGCTGTTCGCCGCGCTCCTCGGCCGCGTTGATCGTCAGGCTGCTCTGGAGCGTAAGCCTGCCGGTTGCGGTAGCGCCGGCAGAGGTTGCGGCACCTACAGGACCGCCAACCGCGTATCCGGCCAGGCCCTTGCGCATTGCCTCAACCACGCCCACGCCGCCAGCTCGCGCAACGTCTGCCTGCGACCAGACCACCTCGCCTTTGTGGACAACGCCGGCCGGTTCGTTCACGCCACCCTCGCCGGTGTAGCCACCGGTGGAATAGCCTCCGCCGATCTTCATTTTCTGGAACAGCTCGTTATTGATGCTGCTGGTTCCCGTGGTGACGGCCTGGTTGCCGGCGGCGGTTACCGCGCCGCTGCCCCAGGCCCCGGCAACGGCGTTCACAATCCCCATGATCGCTTGGCGATACGCGATTCGGGCGAGATCAGCCAGGACCGATTTGGTCAGCTCGGAGAAGCTGACCTTGCCGGTGGTGGTGAACTGCACCCACGCGTCTTCGAACCCGCCGATCATGCTGGTTACGGTGTCGCCCATCTGCTGGGCGACATTGTTGGCCTGCTGCTTGTAGTTCTCCCACGCAGCACTTGCCCCCGCCAGCCAGTTCCCCTCGGCTTGCTGCAGCTCGGCGTACCCGTCCTTGATGGCCTGCAGCCGATCCAACGTCTTGGCCAGCAGCGTGGCGCGCTCGGCTTCGAAGATCTCCTGGTCAATCTGGCCTGCGTTCATTTGCAGCTGCAGCTCACGCAGCTTGTCTGCCTGGTCTGCGTAGGCATCGTTGATGCGCTGCTGGATCTCGTACTCGCGGTCGCCCATGCCCACACGCATGGCCTGCGTGGCCAGCTGCCGCTCCAACGCTTCGTTGCTCGCATCAAGCGCGTTTGCGTAGGCGGCAATGACGTTGGTTCTGGTCTTCGCCGCAGCCGCCTCTTCGGTGGCCAGCACCTGCATGGCACCGGCGCCTTCGGTGCGCACCTTGGCAAGACGTGCCTCCAGGTCTCCGATCTGTCGGTTCACGCCGATGGCTTCCTTGCCGGCGACCGTTTGACGCTGCAGGAAGGCGATTTGCTGTTCCAGCGATTTTGCCTGGGCATCGATGCCTTGCTGCACAAACTCGCGCATGCGGCTGTAATACTGGCTGGCGGTGATCTCCCTGGCGGAGAATTGCGCCCGCAGCATCTGGGTGCCGGCGGTGATCTGGGCCTGCTCGGCAAGTAGATCGTCTTTGTAGCCTTGCAGCCCGGCCGCGCGCGTGGCAGAACCAACACCGGCACCAGACTTTGGCTTTTCGGCGTACTTCTTCTCGATGGCGGCCACAGCGGCCGCCCGTCGCTCTTCGATCGCCTTCACCTCATCAAGGAGGCCTGCGGCTTGGGCCTTGCGCCGCACGGCCTCTGCCTGGCCATTGATACGCGCGACCTCCTCTTTCTTCTTCTGCTCCTTGGACGCTTGGGCGTCGATGATCGCGTCCTGCTGCTGGACGAAGTCCGCACTAGCCTCCTGGGCGGCCTTGACCTCTGCGTCCTTCCTATCTTTGATCAGGTCGGCCGCGATGGCCTTGATCTTCTCCGAACGCGCTTTCACATCCTTCTCGATTGCCGAAATCACCATGGGATTTCGCGCCATGGGATCGTTGGAGGCTGTCAACGCGTTCAGCCGGGCAACGTCGCGGCGGTTATCGGCCAACATCTTTTGCATCTGGGCGGCCTGCGGCCCGAAGCCCATGTTGTTCTGCATCACCGCCCATGCCTTGCTCGCTTCGGCGAAGATGTCCTTGAAGCCGCGAATCACCGGGTTCTGACTGGCGCGCACCTTGGCCAATGCCATCACCGTCTCATCAGCCGCCGCACGGGTAATCACCGTGGCCGCGTCCTGGTTGCGGCCTTGCTCCTGCAAGGCCTTGACCTGCTCGTAGAGCGCCACGGTCATGAAGTTGACCTGCTCGTTGAGCTTCTGGGCGTTCTTGACCGGATCCTCGGCCAGCTTTCCGTACAGCGCCACGGTGTCGTCGATGGCTTGGCCGGTGACCTCCTTCATCGCCACCGCCGCGGCGGCGACCGCCTGCATGTTCTGCGCGGCAATCCTGCCGTTGGCGCCGACCGCCTGCGCCACCTCGGCGCCGGCGCCGGCGGTGACACCCATCGCATCGCTGGTGCGTTGGGCCAAGGTGACCAACGTCGTGGTGGTTGCGGCGGCCTCGTTGCGCGAAAGCACCAGCGCCTTGGTGTAGGCCTCGGCCTGTTTCTCAGCGTCGTACCAGGCGTAGACCACCAGACCTACCGCGGCGGCGGCAAGCGTGTACGGGGTCACCATGCCCAGCACGGCGGAGGAGACCCCCTTCAATGCGGGCTCCACGCCGCCGAAGCTGTCCTTGATCTGGCCACCCTGCTGCACCAGCACAGTGAAGAACGGCATGCCGCCCTGCAGGCTGGTGAAGATGTCGGTGAACTGCGCCGGCAGCTGCCGCATGGCTTGGGAGGTCTGGCCGGCGGATACGCCCAGCTCGGTGATGCCGTTCTTCGTAGGCAGCGGACGCGCGGCCTCGCTGCGGACCTCGCGCAGCTGCCGGGTAAGGACGCCCAGGCCTTGCCGGATGTCGGCAAGGTCCGCGCTGATGCGCACGCGCAGGTTTGCTGAAGAATCAGCCATGGGTCACATTTCCTTGCGTCTGCCCCGAGGGGGCCTTGCCGCGCAATGCGGACAGGTAGAGCTGCCAGTCGGCGGCCGGTGCGCCCATGGCCATGCGCGTAGCCACCGCGAAGTCGGCAACACGGTCCCGGTCATCCTGGGCAGCGGCGGCAGTGAAGGCCCGCAGCTGCGCCAGGGTGTAGCTCAGGACATCGCGGCGGGTATGGCCGTGCGCGATCAGGTACTGGAGGAGGTCGGCGAGGCCGTATTCCCTGCCGCCGGCGGCCTGGCCGCCTGAATCAGGCGTTGCAGCCGGCGGGCAAAAAAATCCCGGTTCAGCCCCACCACCGCTTCCAGCAGGTCGGCCACCTCGTCCAAGGTGGCACCGTCAATCCACGCCGCCTCGCGGTCGGTGGCGACCGCCAGCGCGGCGGCCACCTCCGGGCCGTCCTGCTCGAGCAAGTCCAGCACGATGGCGCCGACCTCCACCGCGGCCGATCCCTCCACCAAACCGGCCAGCATCGCCACGCGGGCGATGATGGTCCGGCTGGCGGTGACGAAGGGACCGACCTGCTCGAGACGCAGTGGCAGGACATGCAGCTGCTCGCCGCGGAACCCGACGCTTCGACTTGGCGGGCTGATGACGTCCAGACCTTCCATGCCTTACTTCTCCTGCTGCCAGTAGAAGTAGGCCGACACGTCCGACCCGGTCGCCTTGGCGCTGTCCTTCAGCAGCGCGCCCGGCACACTGCCGGCGCCGAACTCGTTGCCGATCAGGCCCATGCTCTCGATCAGGCCGCCGGTGACCTTGTGGGCCACCAGCCGCACGTGCTTGCCGCCCCGGGCCTCGTTGGCACCGAAGAACTGCATTTCATAAAACTTCTGCGCGGTCACGCCGCCTTCCACCTGGCCCAATTCGCCATGCTGGTAGGTGACGCTGATGTTTGCCGCGCCGGCGATCGATGCCGGAATAGTGGAGCCTTCCGGAATGAAGAGCATGCCGCGCTCGAAACGGTAGTCGGTGCCTTCGTCGTATTCGGTGGTGCCGGCGATGTTCTCGACGGTAGTGATGCTGCTGGCCAGCTTCTGCAGCGGTACGAAGGCGCCCTTGCTGGCCACGACCAGTTCATCGGCGACGCTGGCCGCGGCAACGGTCGTCGCCTTGCCGCGCGTGGCGCGGGCAAAGTTCTCCGCGTTGAAGTCGTGGAAGGTGTAGTTGAGGTTGTAGCCGGTCACGCGATCGACGCGGTTGGCGGTGCCGCCGCCGGGGTTCTGGTAGTCGGCCAGCTCAATGGTGTTGGTCTGCGGCGCCACAGTGAAGGCGGACACGTTGCCGATTTCGACGAACGGGGTATTGCTGTTCCATTCGCGGATCAGAACGATGCCGCTGCCCAGGTAGCTGTAATCTTCGGCCATGGTGGTTCTCCAGTTGGTGTGCCGCAGCGCGGCGGATCAAATCTTGGGAATGTTCGATTGGTAGGTCAGCAGCACCCCTACCCAGCCGGCGCCGGCCTTCTCCGGCATTAGCGGTTCCATGCCAACGTAGACCGGCACCTGGATGCCGGGCGGGTAGTTGCGCGCCGTGGCGCGGCTTTCCAACGCCAGTTCGATGTCACAGACCAGGGAGTCCAGAGTTTCCTGGTACTTCTCGGTATCCGACGGCACCTTGGCGATGACGCTGACGGTGGTAAGGCGGTGGCTGTTGACCTTGGCCGGGTCGGTGGCGCGCTGCTGCTTCTCGATCAGCGCCGTCAGCACCGCCGTGGTGTCCTGGTCGCCCGGGGTTGGCTCCAGCGTCCAACCGGCGCCGGCCTCGGTGAGGTAGCCATTGGCCTTGCTGATTGCGCCAAGCGTCAGCCCAATCGCTTCCAGGAGCTGCCTACGGGGGCTATGCATTGGCGACCTCCCACTGCTCGCTCGAAGCGTCCGAGCGCAGCTTCTGCACCAGCTTTAGCCGGCGCTCGTTCTCCCCAATGAGGACAACGCCGCCGGCGCGCGGCGTCACCTCGGCCAGCTGAAGCGTGACCCGGTCGTATCGGGCTACCAGGGTCGCTGGATCGTCCTCGGTGAAGTCCTGAACGCCCTCGTCCAGCAACGCCGTGCATGGAACCGGCATACCGCCTGGGGCGGTGTAGAACGCAGCGTCGGCGACGCCGGCGGCACGGAAGGCGCCGAAGGCCAGCGCGTCGAAGGACTGCAAGAAAAATTTCTGGTTCAAGGTTGGGGCCTCGCGGTCTGCATTGCCTTCTCCAGCTCGCGCTTGAGGTAGAAGGGCATCAGCTTCTTCCAGGTGTCTTCGGCCATGCCGAAGATGTCGTAGCGCGGGCGGTAGCCGGCGGTGTTGGTGAAGATGAAGATGGAACGCACGCCGGAGCCCCGACCAATGCGTTCGTACACACCCGGGCGGAGCACGCCCTTACGCTTGGTCAGCACGAAGTACTCACCGTCGCGGTTGTTCTTCTTTCCGCGCCGGCGCTTCTTGCTGACGTTGGTCTGGTTGAGGTATCGGTCCCGCTGCGCGCCCAGCTGCGACAGAATCTTGGTGATCTGCCCTGCCGGCACGTTGCCGAACTGGTTGGCTTGGGCACCTCGGCCCATCACCGCAAACTCGGTGGGGGAGAGGATGCCGCGGCTCTGCAGCAAGCGTTCGAAGCCCTTCCGGCGTCGCTGCCCGCCTTCAACCTCGGCCAGTAGGTATTTGGCTGGCGGCGTTCCCTTGAACGCCTCGTCTCGGATGAAGATCTCGGCGTAAGGCTGGGCCTTGGTGGCCTTGCGGTACATCGCAGCGTTCACCGTCAGCGGCGTCGGCCGATCAAAGACCCGCGGCGCCTGCTGCTTCCAGCGCTCGCGCACCTCGAAAGCCACCTTGTTGGCGGCCTGCGATACAGCAAATGGCAGCTGGCTTTGCTCCAGATCGGTCAGCTGCCGGCCCAGGATGTCGCCGGGATCAACGGCGATGCGAATCTGTGCCATGGCACCTCCAGCCAGGCCCGCCGAGCGCGGGCCTGGCATTACCGGCTTACTTGGCGCCGGCCTTCAGGCGGATTACCGCATCCGGGCGGGTGTTGATGTTCAGCGGATTGGACTGGCTTTCCAGCTCGATGCCCTTGTCCATCCGCAGCTTGGCGGTCTTGCTGTAGTACGGCAGGCCTACGCCGCGCACCGTCTCCAGGTAGTCCGCCGGCGCGAAGCGGGTGAGGAACATGTCCGGAACACCCAGCGGGAAGGCGATGGCTTCGCCGTCGGGGATGGCCAACTTGCCACCGGTGCTGCCGGGCAGCTCTTCGAAGATCACGTCGCCGAACACGAAGCCCTTGCGCAGATCCGAGCGCAGCGCGGCGCCGTCCTGCCAGCGCTTGTACGCTTCTTCAACGTCGGGGTGATCAATCAGCGCGTCGAAGAAGCCGGCGCTGCACAGCACGTGGATGCCGGTGTACGGCACGCCGCCCAGCTTGTCCTCGATGGCGCGCTTGATAGAGACCGTCTTGGAGCGGACCTTGGTGTCGGCCTTGTTCAGCTCCATGCCGATGGTCACCTTCTGCACGCCGAATTCGTCGTAGAAGTCCAGGATGACCGAGCCGTCGGCATCGAGCAGCTTGCCCTGCAGGGCGCCCATGCGGTGGTACTCGATGGTGTAGTCCAGATCGCGCTTGTGCACGGCCTGCAGCTTGTTCACCACCGCTGCAACGTTGGTGCCGTCCGGGTCAGCCGGGTCCCACACGCCCAGCAGCTGGTCGGCCATGACGGTGGAGCGCTGCGGCAGGTGGGTGGTTTCCAGCAGCTTCACCTTGCCGCGGTCCAGGCCCTTGGGCTGGCCGGGCGCGCCACGCGGCACGTTGGGCACCAGGGTGAGCTTGTTGTTCTCCAGGGCGATCTTGACGATGGTGGTGCCGACCAGGCCTTCTTCCTGGAACAGGCCCATGTCACCCAGGCGGGTGACGATGCGCGGCAGGTTGTTGATGTAGGCGTTCAGGGCGTCGAAGCTCAGCACGCCCAGTGCCAGAAGGGTCTGCAGATCCATGGTGTTCTCTCTCTCGGGAAATGGGTATGAAAAAGCCCCGCGCAGGCGGGGCTTGGTGGGTCGGTGCTGGCTGTGGCCGTACGGGCTTAGGCGGCGGCGATGGTGATGGTTTCGGAAGTCGCCTCGTCCAGCTCGGCAGCGGTCACCTTCAGGGTGTAGTCGCCTGCCGCACTCAGCGTTGCCGCATCCCAGGTGATGACGCCGGCCACTGCCGCCTTGGCGCCGCCGCCAGCCAGGTTGCCGGCACCGGTTGCCTTGGCCAGAGTGACGCTGATGGTGCTCCCGGTGACCAGCGCGCCGAACACGTCCTTGACGTGCGCCACGATGGGCGACAGGCCCTCGCCGACGGTGCCGGTCAGCGGGGTATCCACGAACACCAGGTGATCGGCAGCATTGGAAGCGATCGGCTGCTCGGTCCAGCGGGTGATGATGCCCGACTCGGCCAGGCCCAGCGCTGCGAGCAGCTTCTGGTCGGCAGTCACCCCACCGGCCCAGATCAGCTTCTCGCCGAACACTTCGGCATCGCGCGCGATCGCCGCGCCCTTGACCGCCAGAGCGTCTTCATCGGTGCCGGTGTCGACCGCACCGTACAGCACCTTCACCGCATCGGCGCCGGTGGCAGCGACGGTGTTGTCAGCCTTCAGCAGGGTGCCGGCCACCAGCACGCCCTGCCCCGGCGGGATGCGGATCAGTTCGCGGCTGCGCTCACCACCGGCCTCGGAGAGCAGGAATTCGCCGGTACGGTTGCCGGCCAGGGAAATATCCATCGTCAATTACCTCGCTTCTTGTAGATGTTGGTGGGGTCCAGCTGCGCCTTGATCTCGGCGGCTCGTTGATCGGCTTTCGGGGCCGAGTGCGCGGTGACGACCTGGGTGCTACGGCCCTCTTCCGCCTTCATCGACAGCAGCTGCGCGCGCACCGTGTCCAGGTCGGTATTGGTCTCGATGAAGCTGGCGGCCAGGCTCACATCGCCGCGCAGCACTGCGGCGCAGGCGTCCTGGACCGCACCGGCATATTCGATGGCGGCCTCGGCACTCTCACCGGGCTGCAGCGGGCGTTTCAGCACCGCAACCACCAAGGCCGGCGGAAGCTCACTGGCCGTCGCGGCCGCGGCGATAGCCGCCG